GTGGGACAAAGTAATAAAAAGGGAAGACGGCTTGACGCTTATAATAGCAGTACGCATGCGGTTATAAGAGTAAACTTGCTAATAGTGGCTATAAAAGTAAACATGGTTGTATGAGTAAAACAAAAGCGACCGAAGCCGCTTTGTTTATTGGAGAGAATGAAGAAATCCTATTTCTTGCCTTTCTTGGTAGGCTTTTCAGGCTCTGCCGCTGGAGCTTCCTCCTTGTCTGGTGTAGGATAGAACTTGTTTGCGATGAAGACGATGCGGTTGTGCTTGGTGCCTTGCTGATCAACCCACTCGTCTGGCTTGAAGTAGCCCTCGACGGTGAGCATGGTTCCCTTCTGCAGCTTGTCGAAAGAATCAACATGCTCGTTCTTGCGCCATGCCTCCATGTTCATGAAAGCTGATACTCTGTTGGTTTCCTCACCATTCTTCTCCTGACGGCTGACTGCCAATGAGAAACGTGCTACAGAAGCGTTGGTGAACTGACGGATTTCTGCGCTGTTGCCTACGAATCCTGTTACTACGAAAGTGTTCTCGATCTTTTTCATATTGAATTACTTTTTGAAGTGAAACTTAATTTTTACATGCAATCCAAGAGCAGGGATGTGGCACATGAGGGCAGCACCATGAAAATCGACTATAATACTCGTTTTCTGTTGGCGGTAAGGAGAAAAAGGAAGATTATCGGCTATTTTATTGGTCACAGCGAAGCGACCGCACAAGACGGATTCCATCTGTCGAAGCATCACGCTACCTTTGCATAGGAAAAATAGTGGCTTCAAAAAATCAGTAATTCAGAAAAGGACGCAAGAACACCGTAACAGCATCGTATGGCTCAATCATTTGCAGTAACCATCACCAATGCAAAACACGTTTCCATGGCGTGTGCCGTCATAAACAATGGTAAACCAACAGGCAATACACTTTTCCGCATGGAGGGTGGTCGCATGAGCATATTGACAAAGACAAGCAGAAGGAGAACCTGCTTCGAAGGCTACTCCTATTTGTAGAGGAAGGTAAGCATGAGCAACCAACTACAATCGCAATGCTGCAAACAAGATCCATCCTCAGACAAAAGGCTTCATTGTACGAAAAGCTCCAAGAAAGGCGTAGTCGCAGATTTTATCTCATACAAAGAGGCTGGTCGCCATTTGGCGAATACAACCATCAAAGCATAGCCATATAAAAGTTTATTGGCAAACGATGAAGGGAGTTTGCCGTTACATACAAAAGGGCTTTTACTGGCGGAAAGAAAAAAGATGCCTGGCGAGTATAACCTTCACCAAGCATCCTTTTCGTCAGTCATAGACAAGAACGTCATCACGTCTTTCTACAATTTCCTTGCCATTGCGCAATTTCACTACGATGTCCTCACCATAGTCTGCAACCACGAAACCTTCTGTGCGTCCTCTGTAGGGTATCAGCAGTGTGCAACTGCAACCGATAATGTCGGTCAATTCTTCGTATTCAAACATAGCTCTATAAAGTTTGTGGGTTCTCCGAATGATAAATCACCTTGCACTCCTCAACCTCGGCAGGTAGTCCAAAGGCAGGATAGTGCGAGAATGATACGTTTCCGTCTTGGCTGAGTGGAGAAACAATTTCCACTTGCCATTTCTGCATGAAGCCATCAACCATCTTGATGTCTTCATCACTCAATCCCGTAGGGTCGCCATTGATGATGTAGCATAATGCCCATGTGGGGATTTTCTCTATCGTCTCAAATCTTTCCATCAGTCAAACGTGAACTTGTTTATATAATAATAGGTGTCCTCGTTCTCATACTCATAGCCGTTAATGAAATCCACCATTTCATCATCGGTTCTGTCACCTTGCGAGATACCCATCTTCTCACACCACTTGGCAATAGCATCTTGGCAAGTGTCAAAGATGTCCTCACAAGCATCCTCGAAAGGCTCGCCCGAAGAACTCACACAGCATTCCTCTGGGAAGAAGCCTTGCTCGTCATGGACATAGAAAATGTCGCATCCACATTCTATCTCACGATAACTGACGGAAAGTTCTCCACCAAGAACTTTGTTCAGTTCATCAAAGAACTCCTCACAGGCAGACCATGCACTTTCGGTGTCAAAGGACAACAAGCAGATGTCCTCGTCTGCCTCAAACTCTGCCCAATAGATATATCCTCTTACCGATATGCCCATCTTCTCATAGTCGATGCCATAGTGTTCCGCCAACTTGTAGAGATGTACGTTCTTGGTGTTCACCTCCATTGTTTGGAGCGTGTTCCAAAGGTCGGCTACCGCCTTGCGTTCGCCCATCACCTTGTACTGAGTGTCACAAATGTTTGCCATAAGTCTTCATTTTTATTCCCTAATTTTGCATCTGCAATTTCGGGATTGATTAAAATTTTGTTGCCTCAAAAGGTGTCTGTGCTTTTCCTGCAAGGTTCTCTGCTCAAATACGACCTGCAAGGTGGAGATTTTAGCAAGAGACCATAGGCACTGACCTTGCAAGGAATATGGGTACAGACATTACCTTTGCAACCAAATTTATCAAAGCCCAGAAATGGTGATGAAGATTCAGGTAACGGAGTAACAATTAGAATAGTTGAGAAATGAGAATAAAAGAGCTAAGAATGACTTGAAACAAGCGGTTACAAGTGGAAAGTAACAGAAATCATACAAGAGTTCTTACTGGCGGAAAGAAAGAGAGCGACAACCCAATACAACACATGGCATGGTTGGGCTATCGCTCCGCAATTCGTTCAGTTCATCCAATCCATTAGTATATATATCCTAAGATGAATGAATTTATATTTGTGTATTGGCTTTGGTTGGCAGCCATAGACAAGTAACACATCTTTTTTCTTTCCGCCAGTAAAAACGGTTCTTGAAATAAAAGTAACAGGGAAAATGGTTGTTGGGTAGCAAAATTTGTTGCACAAGATTTGTTTTTCATTTTGTTGGTTCTTTCTTGTCACCCAATAAAATGATGCTTACGTTTGAGTTTTCCTGTACCTGCTGATAATCAAGTAGGTAACAAATAAGAAATATAGTCTTTCAATGTACAACGCTGATACAACGCCGAAAGCCCCACGTATGTGTAAATATATAAATACCCTTTTTGCAACGAATGCGAAATGCAACCGAAGCCAATGAGGGCTGTATACAATACACCCATGAGACGTTCCTTGTTGCTTTGTTCTTGACTGACAAATGAGTTTGCGAAGTTCACGAATCGTCAAAACCAAAGCGTCAGATACGCCTTTTATTATGTATATGTCTGCCCAACCTCTGCCCCTCGAGGCTTTCGGTATGGGTATAGACGTTACAAAGGTAACATTTTTATCTCATATTCTTTCTTTTTTTATAGACAAAATGTGTTTTTATGGTCTGATTTAACACTATTAAATACAAATATATCAAAGGAATCTACTTTTGCGTGAATTTTCTTGCTCAAAAGTTTGTATAATCAATAATTACTCGTATCTTTGCAGCAACAGAATCCGCCAAGCCTCTCAACGATGCTCAAATGTGCGGGTCGTTTTTTTAAGGCCGTTACCGCCCCGTTTCAAGCATGTTTTGTTTAATTGTGGTTCTATTTTTGCAGTGATATATTGTTAATAATCAGAAAAATGCTTGTTTTCTGAAATATTATCTGTATCTTTGTACATTAATTATTAAGAGTAAGATTATGGCTTCAAAGAGATATCCTTTGGGAATACAAACGTTCTCCGAAATCGTGAAGGGGAATTACTTCTATGCTGACAAGACGGCTATCGTCTATCAGTTGGCTCATTATGCCAAATTTCATTTTCTGAGTCGCCCACGTCGATTCGGAAAATCCTTGTTTGTATCTACTCTCAAGGCTTACTTTGAAGGTAAGAAAGAACTGTTCAAGGGACTTGCCATCGAACAGATGGAGAAGGAATGGACGGCATATCCTGTCATCCACCTGGATCTGAGCTGTGGTAAATATTATAGTTTGGAGAATACATATTCAATTCTAAACGGAATACTAGAAGTAGAAGAGAAAAAATATGGTTTAAAAGTTAATCCAATAGATGAGAAGTCTTTTGGAGGTCGTCTTAAGAACATCTTGCTTGCAGCAGCTGCTCAAACAGGTAAACAAGCAGTCGTTCTCATCGATGAATATGATGCTCCAATGCATGATTCTGTCAGTGACGAAGACTTGCAGAAAACCATCCGCAATATTATGCGAGATTTCTTCAGCCCCTTGAAGCAGCAAGAGGGAAACATCCGCTTTGTATTCATCACAGGCATCTCCAAGTTTAGTCAGCTCAGCATCTTTAGTGAATTGAACAATCTCAAGATTCTCACGTTGAAGGATGAATACAGTAGCTGTTGTGGTATTACCAAGAGTGAATTGACTCAGTATTTCCGTGAGGGAATCGAGGAGATGGCTGAGCATAATGGACTCACTTATGAGGAGACCTTGCAGCAACTCAAGCAGCATTATGATGGCTACCACTTCAGTATCAATAGCGAGGATATCTTCAATCCTTACAGCATTATCAATGCTTTGGACGATAAGGAGTTTAATAGCTATTGGTTTACATCTGGTACGCCTACGTTCCTGATAGAACTGATGCAGCAGAAGAATTTGGATATGATGGACTTAAATGATATCTGGGCTAGAGCAAAACGCTTCGATGTTCCTACTGAGACGATTACTGACCCTGTGCCAGTCCTTTTCCAAAGTGGGTATCTTACGATTAAGGGATATGACAAGCAGTTAGGTATGTATTACCTCAGTTTTCCTAATCAAGAAGTTAGACAAGGGTTTTCGGAAAGTCTTTGCCAATATTATATCCCTTCAGAGGTAGGCGAACTTGATGCTATCGTATATGCTTATAAAAAGAATGTGCTCATCAATGATAACATGGAAGCCTTTATGCCTCACTTGAAGGCATTCTATGATAAGTTCCCATATACGATTATCAACAATAATGAGCGTCACTATCAAGCCGTGATATTCACCATCTTCACCATGCTTGGCGAAGATGTGAAGGTGGAGCATACCACTTCGGATGGAAGAATAGACCTTGTGCTCAAGACGGATAAGAGTATCTTTATCTTTGAGTTGAAATATAAGAAGTCTGCCGACATCGCCATGGCGCAAATCAGCGACAAGGACTATGCCAAGGCTTTTGCCGATGATGAGCGAAAGGTTGTGAAAGTGGGTATTAACTTCTCGGAAAACCAGCGAAGTATAGAGGATTGGGTGATAGAATAAATGAAATAGAAGAAAGTTGGTGACATTTATCAGGTGTATGTCACCACACTATATAGATAAAAATATGCTTGAACTAGGGCGGTAACTCGATTTTTTAGGTAGTTACCGCCCCATTTCAAGCATATTTTGTTCTTTTGTACAGTCGCAGAACTTAGATAATCACCGCCGTTCCGCTGCATGTTACCATCAGCATGGAACCGCTTTTTCCTACGGTTTCGTAATCCAGATCGATGCCCACGATGGCGTTGCAGCCCAGGGATGCGGCACGGTCGGCCATCTCTCTGAGGGCTGTATCCTTAGCCTCGCGGAGGGTGCTTTCGTAAGAACCGCTTCTGCCGCCGATTACATCACGGACACTGGCAAAGAAATCCTTTACAAAGTTGGTACCGATGATGGTTTCGCCGGTCACTACGCCACGGTATTCACGGATAGGGTGGCCTTCTATGGTTGGAGTGGTACTTAAAATCATAACGTATGTTCTAAATAATTGAAAATTAAAAACTTATGCAGGCTGCTTTTTTCTTGTGCAGTTTTTATTCAGGTTTTTCACGATTTCGGGCGTGAAGCCAGTCGCATAGAACTCCCCAGAGCCAAGGAGCAGCCAGTATGGGTTGATGTGGTAGTCACGGACTAGGAACTGAACCCAAGACGGACGAAAGCGACCGTAGTACTCGGTAGGCTTTTCACGCAGGGACATGATGTTCCAGCGGTTGATACCATACCGGTCGGTTATTGTCTTCAGACCGCCAACGCAACCATCAGCCTTCAGGCGGTCGATGGCAGAGAAGAAACGAACTACTATATCCACATCAGCGGACATCAGATTTTTATCTTCCATATTCATTTTATCTTTTTGTAGGCACGACTGAAAACGCTTTCCAGCCTTGCCCGGTGGTTATTCAATCTTTGCGACCAGTCCTGCAACTGAGCCAGCGAGGGACGAGAAGCCAGCAGACCATCCACCTCGGAAGGGGTTAGCACTGGCAAATATTTCTCGTAGGCGAGAAGAACGCTAAGATACTTCATTCAAACAAGAATTGCCGAGGTTGTTTCTTTCTTTTAATTTCATCAAAGCCACCTTTGGCAACATCAGCTAGACTTTTGTAGGTATAGAATGATGAGGATGGAAGAAACCCTTTTTTGTTTTCGATGGTAACACCTTCTGCGGATGGGATAAAGAGGAAACCTTCTACCTTTCCAGTTGTTACCTCGTTTCCGTCAATCGTGTCGTCAAGCCTGTAAGTCCTACCCTTTTCTTCACCTTCAAGTGAGACAAGAAATTTGAGCGTTCTTTGCAGTTCGTTTCTTCCACGAAACCTAAGATAGAAAGATTCAATCATCTTGGCTGAATTAACATTGTTTATCTGCCAGTAATACACCGTGTCTTTTTGCGGCTCAAAAACGGTGTAGCTAATAACTGGAGAAACGTCATAACTCCTAGATAAAAGTGTTTGCGAACGCACACCCACGCACGCAAGCGCAAGCACGAATAACATTATTATCTTTTTCATATTACTTTTCCTTTAAATGGTTAATATTTCTTTCGTAGAACTCATTCCAAGCCTTTTTCTTGATGAAGATGAAGAAGAGAAGCAGTCCTAGGGCGACCATCAGCAGATAGAGCGGATGGCACAAGACACCGAACCCGAAGGAACGCTGGAAGTCGATGCAGAACGAAATCAGCACTCTGTAGGTAGAGAACGCCCGATGCACCCAGCAGAACCCATAGGCTAGACTGACGATGATCCAGGCGATGAAGCCGAAGAGCGAGCAGTCGAATATCCACTCCGTGAGTTTTACCCGAATGCCGAACGAGAGCAGGGTGCAGTGCACCAGCATCACAAACGCACCCACTGGAGGGATGATGCCTATTATCAACCTGCTGGCTTTCCATAGCCAGCTTTTACCGAGAGCGGCAAGAAGAACCTTCTCCTTCCGCTCTATGAAATCCTCATCTTTCATCGTTACTTAGAATTTTAGTTGATATTGTACCTGGAGCGAGAACTAAAGTTCACGCAACCACTTCTGACCTTTCTTTGATTTCAAGAAAATGCCGAATGCAATGGTCATTCCCAATGCCATCACGTTAAATAACAAGAATGCATCCATAATCTTTATTTTTTAAATTTCATTATATAATTTGCAAGGTACGCAAGTGATGCGCCACAAGCCACACCCGACACCAAGCAGACTTGATGAACCGCCTGCAATGGGTCACCAGTTAGTAGAGGAGACAGACCACCGACAGCAACGCTTCCGTACATCATTTTCGAGCAGTCGTACAGATACCCAGCCAAGAGTTTTCTTCTGTCCGTCTCCCTATCGTCTGTTGTTTTCTGACTAACCATTCTTTTTCATTTTGCAAAGTTACTAAATTATTTCTGTCCCACAATGGCAAGCAGCGTTTTTACTTGACTTTGCAGGAACTCATTCTGTTCTCGCAGCAGTTTATTCTCAGCAGCCAAGGCTGCATCACTACCTATTGACTGAGAAACGTTGGAACTATTAGAACCATTGACGTTCGACCCGATAACAGCCGCTTCCATCTCTGCAGGGAGGGGAGGGGCACACTTGTCGATGATTGCTTTTATTGCAGATATAAAGTCCGATTTCAGACTTTTAGCCTTTAACTTGCCATTCAGATTTTGTGGGCTTGTGCCCAGTTCTTCAGCAACAGAAGCAAGAGATAACCCTCTCTGCCTCAAATATGTTTTCATTTCTTCACCAGTCATAGTTAATTCTAAATAAATTAAAACTAAAGTAAACAATTTATAAATATAAACACAAATGTTTGTGAATATAAATATTTTATTGTATTTTTGCAACCGAATTACAGAACGAGTTTAAAAACTCTTTTGCAAAGATAAAGAAAATAATTTAAAATACAAATAAAATGGGAGAAAATTTTAATTATGATTTCAGAACCCCACTGCAGAAGCAGCAGGACGAAAGAAAGAAGAACATCATAGCGATGTTTGCAGATTTCCGAGCAAAGGCACCTGCCGAGACCTCAGACAGCAGAATAATGCTCGCAGTTTCACAGCGTGTTGGTTGCACCCAGCAGAACGTGCGTGTTATCCTCATTAAGGCTGGATTGATAACACCAAAGAAGAGACGTGCAGCCGTGCGCAAATAATCAAGTAGAACCAATTTAAACATTCAGAGCGTATGAAGAAGTTTATCGAGATTATCACAAGTGACGAAGTATTATCCCTGGCAGTTGCCATCATGTTAGTAACTTTAATTTTTTGGAGGGCTTAGTTATGACGAACGAAGAACCAAAGGTAGCTGACGCAGGCAGATACACCATGACAGAGACCTGCAAGGTGCTGGGCATCCATCGAAACACCCTGCGCAGATGGTTGCAGGCTGGTAAGATTAAGGTCAAGTTCCGCAGAATCGACAACCGCAAGGTTTTCGAGGGCAGCGAGATTAAAAAAGTCTGGAGGATTGCCCTATGATGAATGCCTACGAGAAAGCAAAGCAGCTAACAGCGAAGTGGGAGCAGGAGCGAAAGGACAGCAAGCGACTGGCAACCATGAAGGAAGCTGAGAGACGCATTCAGGTAAGGGAGTTCGACAACATGCTATGTCTTTCACTGGACGGAATACCGGTGCTCCCGATGAGCGAGCTCAACAAGCAGACGCTTGCAGACGCACGTCTGACATTCTTTAACTATTTAAGCAGACGGTAAGAGCGTATGGAACCAAGAATTATCAAACAATGCGAAGAGGCAATGTACGATGCCATCTGGCTGGAGTTAGACCGTGATCCACAGCGACCAGCGGTTGCAAGGGTAGATATTAAAACCGAGGCAGGCAACATCTGCGTATGGTGCGACAGAACCGGGAACACAGCGGTCGTTTCGCACAATAATAACAACAACGACAGCGAGCGGCTGGAGGAAGCTATCGAGGGTTGCGTTAACTATCAAGACGTGATGGACGACTGGCTGGAGGAGAACAGCCAATACGCAGAAGACCCGATGGGCGCCTTCGAGGAAAGCAGGCTCGACAGCCTTATGGCTCAACTGGTTTGATTACGATGTTAAACAATTATTATATGGCTCCCTGCAGCGGCAGGGCAAAGGGCGCACGCAAAACTCATTTTTCAAGGTTATCTAAAATTAGTTGTTTTTACCATGCAATATGCGGAAACGACAGCGTGCGCCCTGCAACGGAAGGGCATCCACCAGCAGGCAAGGGTGGCATAGCAATCAACTGGGGTTCGAATCCCCAGCCTTCCACTAGAGTTAATGAACAATAAGTTGAACAATAAAAAGAACGAATTATGGAAAATGAAATTATTCAAGTAAGCGGTGGCGAAATGCTGGAAGCCATCAACCGCTCGGAGATTGACGGACAGATTGCAACAGCGCACAAGTTCCCGAGAGACATCATGCAATGCAAGCAGAATATGGTAGCATTGGCAGCCATGGACGATGATGTGGCATACAACTGCTTCTATCACCTAGAGCGCAAGGGCAAGGATGGTCAAGTATCGGTTATTGAGGGTCCTAGTGTTAGGTTCACGGAAATCATTTCCGCATGCTGGAAGAACCTGCGCATCGCGGGTCGCATCATCGCAAACGATGGAAAGACCATCACGGCACAAGGCGTCTGCCACGACCTCGAGAGCAACGTGGCTTACTCTGTAGAAGTGAAGCGCAGCATTCTGACATCGAAGGGCTACACCTTCTCGCAGGATATGCAGGTTGTAGTTGGCAATGCAGCTGTGGCAATCGCCCAGCGTAACGCAATCTGCAAGGTCGTGCCGCAGGTATTGATTGCAAGCGTGGTGAAGGAAGTGCAGGCAAAGGCACTTGAGCACATCAAGCAGACTGGCGTACAGAGCCAGTGGAAGAGCTGCGTAGCCTGCTTCCAAGTGTACCAGGTAACAGACCTTATGCTGCTGGAATACCTGGGCAAGAAATCAGCCGAGGAAGTAACGGCAGAGGACATTCAGAAGCTGGCTGGTGTGTACAACGCCATCAAGGAAGGTACGACCACAGTAGAGGAGACCTTCAAGAAGCCAAAGCAGCAGGAAGCCATCGCACAGCAGGCGCAGGCAGCAGCCGAGAGCGCACAGAAGAAGGCTGAGAAGGCAATGAGCCGCAGCCAAGGAAAGACTGGCACAGCAGCTAAGAAGTAGTTTAGTTTATAATGTTATAGCGTTTCCCAATTAGCCGCAGGGCAACCTTCAGGGTGGGAACCTGACCAGATTATAGGGAACCTGCGGCAACTTTTAAACATTCAGTAAAAATTATGGCAGAAAAAGAAAACAATCAGAAACACAAGAGCACCATCGACAAGTACTTCAAAAGAACCACAGATGGTTTCAAGGCATGGGCAGAGGAAGACGAGGAAGAAAGAAACTACCTGCTTGTTGCAATAGAGCCGACTGGAGATGTAGACGAAGACGGAAACCAAGGATTCGATTTCCATATTTCCTACCACGGTAAAGCCAATTCCCTCGCGAGCGGAATTGGTCAAACAATGCAAAAGGAGGAATTCCTTCGCTCGGTCGTTCTTGCAGCAGCTAGAAAATTCTTTTTTGATAAATAAAAACATTCAGACAATGAAACAGATAATTAAATACAAAAGCAGAGAGGAGTGGTTACAGAACCGCTCAAAGGGAATTGGTGCATCAGAGGCAGGCACAGTACTGGGACTGAATCCGTGGGAGACCCCATACCAGTTATGGAGACGCAAGAAGGGCATCGACCCACCAAAGGTTGAAAACTTTGCGATGGTTGCAGGACACCTGCTGGAGGATGCCGTGGCGCAGTTCTTCAAGCGAGAGAGCCACTGCCACATCATCAAGGCGAGCACGGACGACTACACCATCACGAACACCGATACTCCGTATCTGAGAGTAAGTCCAGACCGAACCTTCTGGAGAACCGGGGCAACACACAACGAAGCAAGCAAGAGCATCCTCGAGTGCAAGACAACGCAGATGCAGATAGATGCAGACGACCTTCCGAAACATTGGTTCTGCCAGCTTCAGATGAACCTCGGAGTGGGAGAATACAAGGATGGAGCACTTGCCTGGCTGACAGCAGGCAGGGAGTTCGGCTACCGTGACATCGATTTCGACCCCGAGTTCTTCGGATGGATGAGGGACGAGATAACCAAGTTCTGGCTTGACTACATCGTGGGCGACCAAGAGCCGCCAGCCTACAGCGCACAAGACGTTCTTTTGAAGTCGCCACTGCACAAGGCAGGAAAGGAGATTGAAGCCACAGCCGAAATCGGGGACATGCTCATCGAGTTGAAGGAAATCAAGGAGAAGGGCAAGGCACTGGAGAACCGACAGAAGGAGATTGAGGACAACTTGAAGCTGTTCTTCGGGGACGCAGAGAGCATCGTGGACGGGAACGGCAAGACGCTGGCAACGTGGAAAGCACCGAAGGCAAGCGAGAAGTTCGACGCCAAGGCTTTTCAGACAGACCATCCCGAGGAATGCGCTGCCTACATCAAGCAAGTGCAGGGAGCACGGAGATTGCTCATTCAGTAAAGGCAGGGCTTATGGCTGTTCCTATATCAAAAACCGACCTACGGAATATAATTTCTCAACTGGAGAATTATATTTCCCTAGGTGGGAAAGTGACAGCACCGACCGACACAAGCCAGCGGAACAAAATCCGTATGGCTACCGTGCTCAAACGGAAGCTGGAAAAGAAATTATCATTATCAGAATAAAATCATGAACGATTCATTCATCTTATACACATCAGACTATCAACTAATCGAGGGGCTGACGGACGAGCAACTCGGGCAACTGACCCGGGCACTCTTCATATACGCAAGGGATGGCGAGGTTATCAATCTAGAACCAGTCGTACGTATGGCTTTCGTCTTTATCAAAGACAAGATTGATAGAAACCAGCAGAAGTATCAAAAGAAATGCGAACGTAATCGGGAGAACATTCGTAAACGATGGAATAAATCGAATACGAATAATACCAAAGAAAACGAACGTATACCAAACGATACGAGCGTATACGAACGTATACCAAACGATACGACACGATACCTATATGATAGTGATAGTGATAGTGATAGTGATAGTGATAGTGATAGTGATAGTGATGCAAGTAAACTTGCAGATAATAATAAACCTTCTAAAGAAGGTATTCAGAGTGCATCGGTCAAGACCGAAGCACCCGGTGGCGGCAAGGTTTCGAAATCTCAAAAGATAGACTATGCTGCCGTCAAGGAATACTGGAACCGCAAGCATGATGAGACGAAGAGTGCGATGCCGCCTATTACGCTCATGACTGAGAACCGCAAGGTGATGGTCAAGGCAAGGGTTCGTCAATGCAAGGGAGACGTGAAAACTCTGTACCGGGTAATTGACATTGCGATGGCATCTGACTTCATGAACGGCAATAATAAGCATGGCTGGCTCGGAAAGTTTGATTGGATATTCGGTAATGAGCAGAATTTCGCAAAGGTGCTGGAAGGCAACTTCAACAACGAGCCAGCCACAAGCCAGCAGCCGCAATCGGCAGCAGCCAGGGCGCAGGATCCTGCGGCAACAGCAAGACCGAGCATCGGGGAGCTCTACGAGCAAGCCAAGCATCAGCAGCCAGCGAGCCAGCAGAGCCAAGACAGCAAGTTCCGGTGGGTAATCCAGCAGAACCTTGCAGACTTGAAGAAGAACCCGAACAACAAGCCAGCCAAGGATTCGCTGACAAGATACTACGAGAAGGGAGTTCTGCAGCGGCTGGGCATCGATTGGAAGCCCGAAAAATAACGAATGAGGGCAAAATCAGCCGCTCTGGGACGTTTTCACGCTTCGGGCGGTAAATTATAAGGCAAACAGATTTTAAACACTTTAAACAAAAGAATTATGGCAAAAGAAGTAATTGTAATTAATGAACCGAACGAAATAGCCAAGGATTTCGAGGAAGGTACATTGCTGAATGTTAACGGTAGATTATTGAAAGTAGTGTCGGATGATGATGTACCTGCACAGCAGAATACTTGCGATATATGTGCTCTTGACACTAAAGGGTTGACAGAATTTTGCCCTTGTGCAAGATGTAGCGATATTCACTTTATAGAGATTGAAAGCCATGAATGAATTATTTTTCCACGAATGCAGAGCAGCAGGGCTTGTGTTCAAGACATCGAACGATTGGTGCAAATGGCTGACCGAAAACAGCTACGACATCAAGAAGCCGGTCGCAGAGCATGAAGGCTTCAAATACAACATCAAGGATGTTTGCATCAATCCGCACGTAATCGAGTATGCCGTAGAGGGTTCAGACAACTGGGGATGGAAGGTAATGACCGCCAATACACAGTTCGGCTGGATATGGGGCTACAGCATTCAAAAAGGGAAGCATTGGTACGACAGCCCGGCAGGCTACCCGAGTAGATATGACGCTCTCAGCATCTTCTACGGTAATGAGAAAGAAGCTGTTCAAGACGCTTTGACCTACATCATCAGATACCTCGAGGGCAATGCTGGAACCAAGAACATCAACCTCCTTCTCTGGGCGGCAAAGAAGAAGAGGGCAGACATCATTCATCCACAGATTGAACTTTTTGGAAAGGAGGTGGAGGGATGAAAATATCAGCATTTATAAAACTTCTTGAAACTCACAAGAAACAGTTTGGTAATATAGATGTTGTTGATGACTTGGGGTATATCACAAATGACCTTGTATACAACGAAGAAGATAATTCTTTGATGATAGTTACAGACACATTCAGAAAAGTAAGAAGAAATGAAAAAGATTGAAATCATCACAGATGAACACCGACATCACGTATACGTTGGCAACACCGATTTCTGGCTCAATACTCAGGAACTGTTGGAACTTTATTTTAAACTCGGACACGTTAAGTTGTAAACAATAAAAAACATTCAGAACATGGAAGTAAACGAAGAATTCAAGCACAAAATGAAACGCAGGTCTGTAGAGATAATGAAAAAGGCTAAGAGACTTGCAGAACTGGCAGGAGAAGAGACCGTGAGCCTGGATTTCCTGCAATCCATCCTCGAACTACAGCTTACGCACCAAGAAGCTACTGCCGTGGCATTGAGAATGCTTCCGACAAAGAAGGTTGCAGATGCCTACACAAAAGCGCAGGTTTCCTGCCTTGACTTCATCGAGACCGTGACCGATGAAATGATAAGGGTAGTTGAAAATCACAACAAAAAGAACAAGAATAACAAACAATAAAAACATTCAGACAATGGAACAGAAAGATATTAATATTTACGAGATATTGAAGGGTGTTGAGTATGGCACAGAGTTATACACGCCAATGTGCGGAAATGTTGTGTTTACTTTTCTTCCATCAAACAATGAAACAATCAGGACTGAAAAAGACCTCAGAATTTATCGCTTCGACAAGAACGGCAGATGGATGGAGGGAGGAGAAGTAATGCTTTTCCCTTCTAACGAAATGAGAGATTGGAGCAAGTTTTTCAAGAAGGGAGACGTGCTTATTTGTTACGAAGGAAAGAAGCCGTACTATACAATCTTTGATGGTTTTGAGAGCAACACTTACCGAGCTTTTAAGGGAAAGTTTGCGTATGATTGTTGTGAAGACAAATGGTATCAGAATGAAGGTAATCTTTCTACAAATACCTTCCATAAATTGAACCGTGAAGATTCTGAAATTTATGTAACAAAAATCGAAGAGCGTTTTGGTGGAAAGCTGAACCGGGAAACACTGGAGATTGAGAAACCTCAGCCAGAGTTCAAGGATGGGGATATAGTAATGTCTGATTCGGGTACAATAGTTCTTGTCAGAGGAATTAGTTTAACTAGAAAGATATATTATCATGCTTATATGCGTAATGAGTATATATATATCAACCAAGTAGAAGGCGAATTTTTTAGTCGTATAAGTCGTATTAAAAGATTTGCCACAGACTCCGAGAAGCAGCAACTCTTTGATGCCCTCAAAAAGGAAGGCAAGGCTTGGGATGCTGAGAAGAAACAGATTGTGGACTTGAAGCCAGCGTTTGAAATCGGCAAACTCTACGTTTTCAGAGAGGAAGACGAGGACGGAGAGCTGACAATCATCGGTGAACTCATCGACAAGAACGAAAGCGAAGATACGCTGACATTCGGCAACCAGTACGAAATCGAGAACGAGAAGTTCGTGACCGACCAAACCTTCGACCTGCGTATCAGCGTTAACAAGGAACTTCGAGAAGCGACAGAGAACGAAGTCGAACTGTTCAACAAACATTACGACATCTGGAAGAATGGGAAGGAGCAGCCAGCCTTCAAGACCTTTGACAAGGTGCTGGTAAGGTGCGGAAAAGGATTCAAGTGGCTTCCAGCGTTCTTTGTCCGTGACCGTGGAGAGGATTTTGCATCTAGATACAACGTCTTGCCTTTACATAGCGGAAAGGCAGCAGACTTCACTCAATGCATCCCATACGAGGGTCACGAGAATTTTGCCTTCACTGACTACGACTTCGTAGACTTACCTTTCTAGTGGACGCATGGCGAGTGAATTATGCAAGGCTTGCGATGCCGGGCGAAACTGCATAAATGGCATCTATTGCCCGGCACGCAAGCAATATGTAGAACATCAGGTAATACTTGAATGCAATGAGCGATTTCGCAACAAGGGAGAAGAACAGAGCGTACTACCAGGAGCACCGGGAACAGATCCTCAGAGCCACGAAGGAATGGCGAAAGAGAAACCGGGAAAAGTACCGGGCGTACCAAAAGGAGTACTGGAGTAAGCACTACCGGAACTACGGTACCAAGAACCGGGTAGCCGACAGAGCGATGCGTGAGAGGAAGAAGCCGGACGTAGAGAAGGCTCTTTCTCTGTTCAAGAATCCGCAGCAGGCAGCGCATCTGGCTTGGCTGCTAGAAAACAAAAAGAATAATCGGTCGTGAGTTCAATAATAGAGTTTTTAACCAGCGAGGACAGAAGGAGATAGGCTCTAATATCAAAACAAATAAACTTATAACATCTTGAAATTACGATATGAGAGCCGGAAACGCATCTCCCGAAGTCTGACAACAAACAAAGAAAGCGAGGTGGTACATGAGGAAGTAAGAAAAAGAAATCGTTAGAAAATTATGCTTTTATTCATTCGGCTGGCGGTGGAAGAAGGAAGAACCCTGCAACATATTCATTTTGTTATTCATTTATTTTGCACCCGCAGGCACAACTTCCGGAATCCCTGCCAGCTTTCTCTATCGCAACCGAAAAGAAGGGAAAGAAAGGGGTAGGGGAAAGATAGGGATAATAACGCATGTGCGCACGTATATGCGCACGTAAAGGGTGTTGGATAATAAACTACACCAGCAAAACAAAATAAACGCTTATGCGTGAAATTCAAACAAAATAATTACTTTAAAGAAAAAAATGGAAAAAGGAACAGTTATAATCGGAATCGACCCCGACAATCAGGAAAGCGGAGTTGGAGCAGTCTTTGACGACAAGAAGTTTCTCGCTTATAAAATGAACTTCCCAGCTTTGATAGATTACCTTAAGGCAATGAACGAGAGTTGCAAGAAGATTAAGGTCGTTATTGAAGGCGGCTGGCTCAACAAAAGCAACTGGCATGTGCTTAATCGTTTCATGACAGCAGTCAAGGCAGCAGCAATCGGACGCTCTACCGGAATGAACCATCAGACCGGAATCTTGATTGTCGAGTGCTGCAAACACTACAATATCCCCTGCGAAATCATCAAGCCATTGAAAAAATGCTGGAAGGGGAAGGACGGAAAAATCACGCAGGACGAAATTGCTTATTTTGTAAGCGCAGGACAAAAGTTTCCGAGAATGAACCAAGACCAGAGAGACGCACTTCTCCTCGCATGGGTCTGTGCAGGATACCCGGTCAGAGTGATGCCGAAGAAACCGCAGACAACCCTGCAGAAGACCATCAGAGCCTTTGATGGATAAAATAAAACGAAGTGTTGGAAAAAGTTAAAAGTGGGCAAAGAGCGAACAACTAAAGCAAAAAAGTAGTATCTTTGCGCCAGTGTTTATCAGATAAGCATGTAATTTCGAACTTAAAACAAGAAGAAAATGGAAACAGAAGAAATCGCACTATCGAGGGTCAGCGAGAACGAAGCGAACCCTCGAACCATAACTGAGGCGAGTTTTCAAAAGCTGGTCAAGAGCATCCTCGTCTTCCCTAAGATGCTCCAGCTTCGCCCTATAGTCGTAGATGAGACATACAAGGCACTGGGTGGCAATATGAGAACGAGGGCACTCTGCCACATCGTAAGCATGACACCCGAAGCCATCATGGACGTTCTCGACACAGACAAGCGGCTGACCGATTCAGAGAAGCGGTTAATCGCCTACTACTGGAGCCTTTGGAAGGAGCAGCCAACTGCAACCATCGTCAAGGCATCCGACCTGACGGAAGCGCAAAAGAAAGAATTCATCATCAAGGATAATGCAGGCTTCGGAGACTGGGACACCGAAGCACTGGCAAACCAGTTCGGAGACCAGCCGCTGACGGACTGGGCAATCCCACAATGGATTCTCGGTATGGCAGGCATCAGCAATGAGCAAAAGGAGGGGGGCGATACTCCAACAGAAGGAGAAGGAGCACCGAAACCAAGCCTAGTGGATAAGTTTGTCGTTCCTCCCTTCTCAATCCTCGACACACGCCAAGGCTACTGGGTTGAGCGCAAGAAGCAATGGCGTGCCATCGTTTCCAGCAAGGACATCGGGGCAAGCCGTGAACAGACCCTCGTCCGTTCCAAGGAAATGCGATACAAGGAACTGTACTCCAAGAGCGAGAAGTTCAGAAAAGAGAAAGGCATCTCTTTCGATGAGTATCTCGAGAACTATGTATCGCCCGAAGAGAAAGCCAAGGCAGACCGTAGCGTATTGGCGCAGGGTACAAGCCTTTTCGACCCAGTACTGGCTGAAATCATCATGCGATGGTTCTGCAAGCCACACGGAAAGATTATCGACCCATTCGGAGGAGAGCAGACCAAGGGCGTTGTTGCTGGCACGCTAGGCTACGACTATCAAGCTGTGGAAATCCGCAAGGAGCAGGTCGACATCAACACAGAAGCGACCAAGGATTACGGCAGCGTGAAATATTTCTGCGGTGATTCAAACAACATCGGGCAGATAATCACTGACAGCGATTTCGACCTCTGTTTCACCTCGCCACCATACTACGACATGGAAGTCTACAGCAAGGAAGACATGAGCGCACTCGGCACATACGAAGAGTTCATGAGCCAGTACGAAAACATCTTCAGACAATGCGTTGACAAGATGAAAGACGGCTCATTCCTGGTTGTCAAGATTGGGGAAGTACGAAACAAGAAGAACGGAGAGTACCGGAATTTCGTCGGAGACAATATCTCCACATTCCTGCGGCTCGGTCTTCACTATTACAACGAACTCATCCTGATCGAGCAAGTCGCGACCCGATGCCTGAGAGCCGATGGCGGTATGAAAAGCCGTAAGACACAGAAGTGCCACCAAAACGTGCTCGTTTTCTATAAAGGCGAAATGGACGAAATCAAGAAGACGTTCGAGGATATGCGACAGCCCGAAAAGATGCACTCCAACGTTCTAGTATTCTACAAGGGCGACCCGAAACACGTCCAAGACCATTTCCAGCCTATCGAATACAACGAGGAAGAAGCGCAACAGCTTGCGGACACCTTCAACAGCGTAGCACCAGCAGGAGAGGAAGAGCAACCAGCAGAGGAAGGAGGGCAGAGCGATGAAGGCACAGACGATTGACATCAGCAGAACAGCGAAGGCAATCCGTGCCTGCATCATCAAGCGGCACATGGAAGAGAACCACATCGACCGCTGCGTCTGTTTCTCCTGCGGCAACGCATCAAGAGCCATCAAGGAGGCAGGCATCCCCTGCGTTGAAATTTCTCCCGGTGGCGATTTGAGTGCGAACCGCTGGTGGAGCATGAACGAGATACGCAACACCTTCCCCGATTCCTTCGATGCAACCAGCGGACACCTGCCAATGGATATGATGAACCAACTGGCAGAGGAATACAGAATTATCCTTTCCGACACCATAAAGGAGGGACAGACCTACACCATACCGACCGGAAGCGGAGAGACCGTAATCTGCCTGCGGATGGCTTTCCCTAAATCGCAGTTCATCGCGCAATGGGATAACCAAGACCCAAGCTGCGAGTACTCAGACCAAGCACCGATGGTACAACTGGTAAAAGCAACCGGGGAATGGGAGATAATAAACGGATAAGACGATATGCGAGCGTATGAGGCACGTTCTCAAACTATGCGCATAACTAAGCGTGCTTGAAACGTTCGAGCCGTGTGCACGAAATTCGCAGAAAATAACCGCCAAGGGAGCGGAAACGAAAAAGGCAGGAGATTAACCCCTGCCCATCGCTTTGAGAATACACTGGTTGATGAAGTCGCTGCGGTCTTTCTTATCGACCCCTGCCAAGATGTTAGCCACGTCCTCGGTAGCACCGAAATAGAATGTTGCAGCGTATTTCTTCGTTCGCCCTGCACCCTTGCGAGCACCTCCCCAAGATTTGGAGGTAGTTTCATTCGTAGTACTCATAATGTTAAAAATTTGGTGATATGAAAATTAATTCGTAAATTTGCAAACGAAATCCCAAAGTGGGGTGGTGGTTCGAGCACCACCCCTTGGAGTTAGAATAATCTAATCGTAAATGATAAGATTTCTATTTTCCAAATCTTTAATGAAATTTTCAGTACGTTCATAAGACTTTGGGATTTCATTTTACTTTTCCCTCATCCTCGGAGGGTTTCAGTAAGTAAGGACACTTCCCTTATTACGTTTGCAAAGATACGAAATTTATTTGAAATATGCAAGTTTTTCAAGTAGAATTTTTATAAAAAATCAAATAAATTTCAAGGAATCAAAATATGCCACAAGGTAACAACAATAAGCATCGAGCACAGAAAATCGACATCGAGAACCGCCTGCAGATTATCGCACCCCTATACCGCAGAGGATGGACGGAGCGAGAAATCACGGCAGAGGTTCGCAAGCGGCTCGACAGACCGAAATACAATCAAGCACACTGCGACATTCAGCGGTTATTGAAGGAGTGGAGGGAAGAGCGGCTTACCGACACGGACGAAAAAATAACCAGCGAGGTGGCGAGGTTGAAGCTGGTAATACGTGAAGCGTGGGAAGCCTGGGAGAAATCCAAGGAAGACTACCACGAAAAGAAATCGAACCAGCAGGGACTTCCAGTCGTAGATGAGCGAGGGAGGATGGTTTCTATCGAGACCGTCAAGACGATGATGTACGATGCCGAGAAGCGAGGATTCGGAGAACCACGCTACCTCGACATCATCATCAAGGCAGAGACGCAAATCTGCAAGCTGCTCGGACTGGATAAGGTCGTGCTCGACCTGAACGCAGGCTTCCAAGGCGGCATCGAAGTTCGCTACGTGAACTCGGGACACCAGTGCGCATCCAGCGAGCAGGAAGTAATCGAGCGTGAGGGATTGAACGAAGAATAATTTTTTTACCATAATTTTGTTTTAAGTTTTTATTGTTTGAAAGAATGGCACTATTTGACGTTATTGGTGAACTGTATGATCCGAATGCGGACGTGAAGCCAAGGTTTCTCGTAAACCAAGGAGGCACGTCCTCGGGGAAGACATACACCATTATGCAGCGTCTTATAGTGCTTTCTTTTGAGCATCCAAGGGTAATTATCACGGTGTGCGGTCAAGACCTTCCGAACCTAAAGGTGGGAGCCATGCGAGACCTCGACACCATCCTGCACACAAGGGCAGAGTTGCTGGACTGGTTCAAGAACAACAAGAGCGACAGCAGCTACCGAGGAAAGAACGGCTCAATCATCGAGTTCAAGAGTTACCAAGATGCGCAGGATGCGAAGAACGGTAAGCGAGACTATCTGTTTGTTAACGAGGCGAACGGTGTGCCATACGAAGTGTTTTGGCAGCTTGCCATCCGAACACGAAAGCAGGTATTCATCGACTACAATCCAAGCGCACGCTTCTGGGTGCACAACAACATCATCGGCAGGGATGACTGCCGGCTGATCCTGAGCGACCACCGAAACAACCGATTCCTTACGGAGCAGGAGCATAAAAAGATTGAAGAGATTGACGACCCCGAATTGTGGCGAGTATATGCGCGTGGACTGACCGGAAAGATAACCGGACTTATATTCACCAACTGGGGCATCGTTGACAAGCTGCCACCAAGGGAGGAGTGGAAGATGGATTGCAGGGGTATGGACTTCGGATTCACAAACGACCCAACTGCTCTGGAGCACGTTATTCTCGCACACGGAGAGTTATGGGTGGACGAGGAAATCTACCAGCCCGGAATGACGAACGATGACATCGCAGACCGATGCAAGGAACAAGGACGGACGAAACGAGACCTTATCATTGCAGATTCGGCAGAGCCTAAGAGCATTCAGGAGATACACAACCGAGGGCTGTGGATAATCGGCAGCACCAAGGGAGCGGACAGTATCAACAACGGAATCGACATTCTCAAGCGTTTCCGCATCAATATAACAAGACGCAGCCACGGCATCATCGGAAACATGCAGCAATACAAGTGGAAGAAGTCAAGGGATGGAGAGACAACGAACCAGCCTATAGACGCATTTAACCACGGCATAGACGCAATACGATACGTAGCCTTGAAGAAGTTATCCGTAGCGAGCCATGGAACGGCTAGGGCGCACGTATTGAGGCAAAGATAATGAAAAAATATAAAGCGTATGGATAATAACACTACATTCAAGTACTGGCTGGCAGTTGCTAGGCACACCAGCTACAAAATCGGCAAGCAGCCACGACCAGCGTTTGTCGGAGGGAAACAAGTGCCCGACAATCTCAACCAGCTATCCATCGGGCAGCTAATTGACCTTTCCCAGCTATCAGACAGCGAGGAAAGTCTGTATCAGATAGTGACAACCGTCCTCGGTCTGAGCCACAAGGAAGTGGAGCAGGCTAGGGCGGTTGATGTCGTTATGCTCATAGGCTGGGTAACAGCAGAGGTCGAGCGCATCAACAAGCTCTTCGAGAGCACAGACACAGCGAAGCCAACGAGACTGGAGAAGGAGGCAGGCATCGATACCCTGCGGTTCGGACTGTTCGGCATGCTCGACTGGTATGCGGTAAGGATGGGCATCAGCGACCACGACCAGGTTCTAAAAACGCCATGGCTTCGCATCTACAAGTGCATGGAAATGGACAACAAGAGAAGCGTGTACGAGAGGAACCTGCAGAAGTTGCAGGCAGAGGAAATGAAACGTAAATCTAGATAATTATGGCAACAATAAGGGAAACATTAAAGCAGTTGGCAGCAGACACGCTACCAGACTACACCTACCTATTTGAGGACTGGGACACAGCGGACACCAAGCTGGAGAAACTGAACTATCCTGCAATCGTCTGTATCATCCCAGCCAGCGGCACGACAGAGATACGCAACGGCAGGGTATACGACACCGTGAACGTTGCCCTGGCGTATCTCGACACCGTACCGAGGGGAGCGGAAGGAGAAGACAACGGAGAGTGCATCGACCGAATGAAGGTGGCAGGGGCAAGGATGATACGAGCCATCAACCAGTCGCACCAGTTTGAACCACTGGAAGGGCAGCAGTACTACGAGACCATCATCGAGCGGCTGAGCACGATCGTGTCTGGCGTAATGTACTCCCTGCAACTGACACAGAGAATAGGAGGGTGTGAGGTATGAGCAAGGGAGGTATTCAATTCGACCCCAAGGCGGCATCGCTCATCATGCGTGAGGAAGTGGAGAGAGCACGGCAGCTTATCATCAACCACATACGTATCAATGGGCAGAACGCATCAGGGCGAACGATAGCGAGCCTAAAGGTGGAGCAGCCCAGCGAGGAAGAAACCATCCTATGGGGACACAAGCCATTCGGAGTGCTGGAGACCGGACGAAGGGCAGGAAAGATACCATACGGCTTTGCTGGCATCATCCGGCAATGGATGAAAGACAAGGGACTGCACGGAAGACCTATCCCCTACAAGACCGACCGGGCACACAAGTATACACCACAAGAGCGTGGCGACATGAGCATGGCTGGAGCCATCGCCCACACCATCGCCAACAAGGGTTCTAAACTGCACCGGACTGGCGGCAGGGCTGACGTATACAGCAATGTTGTGCCCGACACGATGAAGCGGCTCGGACAGCGACTTATTTTCCTAATCCACCAGTCGGTGGGAAGTATCAAACTAAACAATTGGACGGTATGAGACAGACAGTGAACAACGGATATTCTTTTTTCTATCCCGATGAAGTATGCTTCGCCTTCTTGCCTTGCATCATAAGAGCGATTGGAAGCAACCTATCGTGGATTGAGGTAATAATCAGATGGTACAAAACGGAACGAGCCTACAATGTGGAGGCGTTCAACGGAAAGTGCATTACAGACTTCAGGGCATACGTACAAGCCTTTTTCGATGGACACATCAATGCAGGCGTGGACTGGACGATAAACTATGACGTCAATAACTTATCCCAGTACATAAGAGTTGAGGTTAACGCATACGATGACAGAGACGGACAGCTTGCGAGCATCGAATTCACTACGAACGTAGTATGGGGTGCGCCAAGGTTCGGGGAGACCTGGAACGGCTACAAACGCCTTACGTGGTTCACCAACTATCCGTTCTCTTTTGGTATGTATTTAAGTAAGGCAGACACCAAACTGCTTATAGGTTACGAGGGAGCACCCAACAAGCTGCTTGAGATTCCGACCACCGACATGATAGACTTCAATGCAGCCATCTTACCAAGCGGTGCCAGGTACTGGAACATCTACGACTACGATGGAGAGATTCAGCAGGGAACGTTTGACAATACTTTCGACCTTACTTTCTGTCTATCTGCCGGTGGCAAGCAGTCACTATTGCTGCGCATTGACAGAGACGATACCGAGAGCGGCATCTATCTGCGTTGGATTGACCGACACGGATTCATTCGCTATTGGCTCTTTGCGTCTGGTGAGGAAACGAGAGAGATTTCCAGCGACCTGAGTTTCATACGCAACAATCTAAGCGGATACAGCGACATATACGGCTACGTTGGCGACAGCGGAAGAAGGCAGGGATACGAGCGCACGGATTCAATCAAACTTTGTGCCCCGTTGGTTGACAGTGATACGTTCGATATGCTGCAAGACCTAGCCAGCAGCCCAGTCGTTGACATGTACCTCGGGGGAGACTGGATGAGCGAGGAAGACCAGTGGACGAGCGTAACAATCAAGGCAGGAAGCTACACGAAGAGCACAGCTTGCTTGCAGGATTTCGTGTGCGAAATGATAATAAATAACATTAACGTTCAGAGATTATGACAGACCAGCAACTTTATATAGACGGTGTTTTGATGGATTTGCCGGAGAGCACCGATGTGGTGCTCGACATTAAGAGCAACCTTTTTCGTGACGTCACGAAAATGACCTCGAACTACACGTACACCATCCAGCTACCACGGACGGTGCACAACCTTTCAGTTTTGCAGCAAGCGGACAGACCGAAGAGTGGCAGCAGATACCCTTTTATTTTCCACCAGTGCAGTTATTTCCGTGGAGGTGTGCAAATTATCAAGGACGGACGGTTGAACGTACTGAGCATTGAGGAAAGCATCGAGGTCTCGATTTATTGGGGCATAATGCCAGCGTTCACGAAGCTACTGGAGAGCGGAATGAAACTGAACGAACTGGGAGTGACAGACAGAGTGCTTTTTGAAAAGTACAACACACCGAACACAAGGGAGGAAGCCGTGAGCAAGGGGATATTCTTTGCTTATTACAATCCATACCGAATTGAGAGCAAAGATAACTTTGGTATTAATCTGGTGCAGAGGAATAAGTATACCACGACACAATACCTGCCTAGCCGTGGACGCATCAGAACTGGCACAGAGGTAGGAAAGTACATCAGTGGAAATATAGAGAACGAACCGGACACGATTTGTGCTCTCATCCCCTTCTTGCCATCATCAACGGCAAAGGTGCAAGCGCAAGGAAAGGGCGATTACAGAAGCTATGCGGTACTGGATAAGTACATGCGAGTTCTATCCGTGAGCGGAGAAGATGAGACGCTGGAAGTATACACCATCAGAGGAGAGGCTAGAGCTGCATACCTCGTAGTGAATGCACCTGCCGAATATTACAGCACTCTGTCGCTATCAGTTACCGGGCTGACACCTATGCACGAAATGATAGATGGCGATAATAAGGAGGATTTCGTAGGAGATGATGTGGCGGTGGATGAATATAAAACGTCCCCAAAATTCTTGCAGCCATGTGTGACCGTAAACTGGCTATTGTCAAGGATAGCGAGGAAGTCGGGCGTATCTTTCGTTTGGCAGGATGATGAAGCAAAGAAAATGTTGAACAACCTTGTTGTGCCTATCATCAACAACAAGGCAGACGACAAGACAATTATCGGTAATCTGACCGCAGACGTTAAGAGCCGGGACGGACTAGGTGCGCTTTCCTTTTCCGTCAACAACTCATTGACATCAGTCACGCCAAGCACTGGCAGCGATGTACAGAAACTGACGATAACGAAGGATTGCGAACTGACCTTTGATGTGCAAGTGCAATACTACGTCAGACATCAGTTTGAAGACGCAGCGGAGATTCAGGTGCCTATGGGCGTGAAAATGACCGTGACAACGCCAAGCACTACTGGAGGTGAGGCATCCACGCAGGAATACGAGTTCGGAGATTTGAAATACGAGGATGGGCAGATGAAGTTACCGGTCGTACTACGCAGATATGCTATCGATGGCTATCTTTATTTACTTTCGGCAGGAACGAACACAATATCGCTAAAGAAGGACGATGTACTGACGTTTGAGACTATCATGCACGGACCGGATGCGGGCGAAACTAACCCACCATCCGTTTACAGCGGCAAAATCACAGCGAGAGTCAAGATTGGAGATAGCGTGCCGATTGGGGGAAGTTTCCCTATCGGCATAAATCTACCTGAAATCGAGGTAACAAACTTCATTAAGTTTTTGGCTTTGATAACTGGCTCATTCCCTAGACAGCTGACAAATAGCACGCAAGTACAGTTCGTTATGTTTTCCAGCGTCTGGAGCAACAAGGCGAATGCCTACAACTGGAGCGGAAAACTCATTCCGTATGATCGCCAAGGCTCGCCACGAAAAAGCGAGTATACCGTTTCTGACTTCATGCAGCACAACCGCTACAAGTGGAAGGAAGACGAAGAGACAACTGGAGACTATGATGCAGACCTCGCAATCAGCAACCTAACTTTGGACTACGAGCAGGACACGTGGACGCTACCTTTTGCAGCCAGCGATGACAACCGCATACCGATAAGAACACTTGATTCTTTCGGCATGAAGAATGGTGGAGAGTATAAGGGATGCAAGGAGCGAATAATGACGCTAAGAGATGATAAGGAGCAAGCTGCACTTCGATTTGGTATTGACCTTCAGAACATATTCGATACGAAGTACAAGCAGCTTGCAGCAAGTATCGCCAGGGCGCACGTAATCACGGAACGGCTCAATCTGTCGGACTTGGATATACTAGATTTTGACGAAACGAAGCCAGTGTACCTTGCCCAGTACGGAGCGTATTTTGCAGTTCTTGAAATCAAGACAACAAGCAGCGGATATTGCGAGGTTACAATGATAGAGTTGAACAATTAGAAAGAAAGAACTATGGTAAGTGAAGACAAACAGCAGATTCTTGACATCAAGGTCAAGTACGAGGATGCAATCTATGGCATCATCAGATACAAGGAAAAGATAGACCAGTTGAAGGCAAGCATCAAGGACTTGCAGCAGCAGGAGAAAGACAAGACCATCACGACCAACGAAATGAAGGTGCAGACGGAAGCCATCAACGCAACCATCAAGGAGTATCAGTACAACGTGCGTGCCCTGCAGAAGGAAATCCAGAACAACGTGCGCACAGAGAACGAGCAGGAGGGCAGCTTGAAACAGCTGCGTGCCCAGCTTTCAAATGCCACCAAGCAATACGATGAGATGGCAAAGGCAGAGCGTGAGGGAGCGAAGGGGCAAGCACTAGCCAAGCACATAAACGATATTACCGACAAGTTGAAACAGGCTGAGGAGGAGACGCAACGATATTATCGCAACGTTGGCAATTACTACAACTCGATGATGCAAGCAGCAGATGACCTGCAGGGGACGGAGTTCTTTGGTATGGATATTGTCAATGATACCGAGGTTAGCAACATCATTAAGCTGGCGCAGAATATGGATGGACTGACAGGCAAGCTGAAGGCGTTCGGTAAGACCGCAATCGGCTTGGTTATGAATCCATATTTTGCAGCACTCGCTGGCGTTGTAGGCGTTGGTATGACATTTAAGTGGTGGTTTGATTACAACAAGGGATTGATGGAGGCAACCCGATTAACCCGAGAATTTACTGGCTACACTGGAGAAGCCCTTGAGACGATGAGGAACAGCATCGCAGCCACAGCGGACACCATGGGAAAGGATTTCAATGACGTTCTCGCCACAGCTGACAACCTCATGGCGAACTACCACCTATCGGGCGAGGAAGCTATGAAGGTTATCAACGATGGATTTGCAAGCGGTGCAGACCTATCTGGCGATATGCTCAACAAGATACAGCAGTATGCGCCTACCTTCCACGATGCAGGTATCGGAGCAGACCAGCTTGTGGCGATATTGCAGCAGACCAGAAGCGGCATTTTCAGCGACAAGGGTCTAGACATTATCACGATGGCTAGCAAGAAAATCCGAGAAATGAACACAGCAACATCTGCAAGCCTTGACGCTATCGGCATTTCCAGCAAGCAGGTGCAGCAAGACCTAGCCAACGGAACGAAGAACACCTTCGACATTATCCAGCAGGTGGCTTCTAAGATGAAGGACTTCGGAGCGGACAGCCAGCAGGTGGGCGACATTCTGAAGAACGTCTTCGGTAAGCAAGGAGCGGCTGCTGGTATCCAGCTTATCGAACAGCTCGACACGATGACAACCGACATCGAAGAGGTGAAGAAGCAGACTGGAGAGTGGGGAGAGACCCAGTTGGAAAACATCAAGCTGCACAAGGAACTGAACAGCTTCCTTTCGTCAATGTTCGATATGAGCCAGCACGGATTCGAGGAGATGATCGAGAAGGGCAAGATGTTCGGCACGAAGGTTCTCGTTCAGATAATGAAGGGTTTGTTCAATACCATCAATTACTTCATCGACTGGTACAACGAGAGCCTTCTGTTGCGAGGTGTAATCAATACACTCGGAACAAGTTTCCGCTTGATGTGGAACGCAATCAAGCTTGTATGCAATCTTGGAATAGACGCATTCAAGAGGATGGGCTTTGCAGCCAAGGGCATGCTTGATATTCTCGAAGGTATCGTGACCTTCGACCTATCCAAGGCACAGAAGGGATTCAAGGAGATATTCGATATATCCGGCACAATCAAGGAAGCATGGCACGACATCAAGAACGCTGGCATCGAGATAGGAAATTCCTTCGCTGACGGATTCGAGAACACCGTGAACGGAAGACTGAACCATCTGAAACTTGCGAACCTAGACGGTGGAGCGACCAGCAGCGAGCCAGTGAACGGAAACAAGGGAACGACAGCAGCCAAGGGCAGTACAACCAAGACAAAGGCACAGAGAGCCAAGGAAGCAGCGGAAGCCAAGGCAGAGGCAGAGCGCAGGAAGAAGCAGGAGAAAGAATTGCAGGCACAGATTGCGCTTATCCAGTATCAGTACAACGAGAAAGTGATGGACGCAAAGAAGCGATACCTCGCAGGTATGTACGACAACGAGCGAGACTACAGCAACGACCTCGAACAGCTTGAGAAGAACATGGTAGCGAGGAGCATTGACGCATACGTGGCGGCAGGGCAAATCGGAGCAGACAAGGCGCAGGAAATGCAGGCAAAACTTCTCGACATCATGATAAAGGCAAAAGCGGACTTGAAGAACCAAGCAAAGGAGATTGTGGACGAACTCAACAAGGAGTTCGAGAACGCAGAGAAGGCACGCAAGGATGCAAATATATTGGGTGGTGGCACTAGCGATGAGGAGAACGACAACGCAGCCAAGTTGGAGCGGTATAAGGCTTTCCTAGAGCAGAAGCTAGCAATGACCCAAGAGAACACGGAAGCGCAGAAGCAGCTCCAGCAGCAACTCCACGACACAGAGGTACAGCTGGCAGACGATTCGAACAAGAAGCAGCAACAGAAAATCGGTGAACGCCAGCAGATGATGGCTAACATGATTTCTACGCTGGGCGATGGACTGTCTAGTTTCTTCAATGAGCAAGACAAATCCTTCCACAACTTCTTGAAATCCATGCTCACATCTTTGCTTGATGCGATTGAGATGGCAATCACGGCTTACTATGCACAGATGTTGGCACATGAGCTGGCAGAAAAGTCGTGGTTTGGCGTTGCCAGTGCAGCAGGCATGATGGCATTAACCAAGGCAGCCTTTGCCGGAGCGAAAGCAGCCGTCAAGGGCTTTTCCACTGGTGGCTACGTCCAAGGCTCTGGAACCGGAACGAGCGACAGCATCCCGGCAAGGCTTAGTAATGGCGAGAGCGTAATGACCGCCAAGGCGACTTCGATGTTCAGCCCGATATTATCCGCATTCAACCAGCTAGGCGGTGGTGTTCCTATCGTAGTTAACAACGGAGGCAGCAACATCGGTATGGATATGCTGGCGGCAGCTGTAGCAAGAGGGTATCAGATGGCTCCACAGCCAGTAGTGAGCGTTGAGGAAATAAACCGAACCCAGCGTAGAGTGCAGACGATAGAGAATATTGGCAGGATTTAAAGGGTAGTTATTTCTTCAAGATTCGCGTTCTGAGCGGTTTTCGCTTAAAGGTGGTAAGGTTACACACCAAAGGCAATAAAAGCCGCTTAGAACGCAAAATTTCGGCTTGTTTAGAAAAATTAACTGCTTACGAGATAAACATATTGAAAAATATCGTATCTTTGCAGCGTTTTAAAACTTAAAAAATCACGATTCAATGGCAAAACTCAGAATATACAACGACATCGACAGCCAAGACAATAAGTTCTGGTATCAATGGTGGGGAGGAGATTGCGTATGTTTCCAGGATATAGATGCTTTTGCAGCAAGCATACCGAAAGACGATGATACAATCGATATGCGCATCTTCTGCAATGGCGGCTCGGTGATTGAAGGCTGGGCAATTTACGACCGACTGCGACAGAGCGGCAAGAAGATTTCCTGCACCGTTGAGGGCAAGGCAGCATCCATGGCAACAATCATCATGCTTGCAGCACCAAAGGAGAACCGCAAGGCATACGAGAACGCTGCCTTCCTCCTGCACAACCCATATGTTCCTGGCTACCTTTTAGGCGACCAGCTGAACGCAAAGGACTTGAAAAACCAGAGCGAGGAATTGCAGATGTGGCAGGATATGATGGTGGACGCATACGTAGAGCGGTGCGAGTGCGATAGGGAAGAGATACAAGCCTTGATGGATAAGGACATCTTCATCAACACCAGCGAGGCTTTGCGCCTAGGTCTTATCAGCAGCACCATTGTACCACTCAGCGCAAGCGCATCGAAACGCAACATAGAAAATTTTATTAATTCAAAACAACAAAATCCAAAAGCAATGGAGAAGAAAACAGAAGTAAAGGCTTCTCTCCTCGACCAGATTCTCGCCAAGTTGGGCGTGAAGACACTGGAGGAAGCAGAGCAGGCGGTGGCAGAGCCACAAGCCAAGGCAGAGCCAAAGGCGATGGAACTCAACACAGCGGACGGACAGACACTGACCGTTGAGCGTGAAGAGGGAGATCCACAAGTTGGCGACAAGGCAAGTCCGGACGGAACGTTTGAAATGCCGGACGGTAAGACAATTGTTGTCGAAGACGGTGTAATTACCGACATTCAGACCGCAGGCAATGAAGGCGGTGAAGGCAATGAAGGCGGTGAGGGCGGCAGCGCATCAAGCACCGACAACGACACCGTAGCCAAGTTGAAGCAGCAGGTAGCAGCACTCAAACAGCAGTTGAACGACACCAAGGCACAGCTGGCAGGCGCACAGAAACTCGCAAAGAGCAAGGAAGACATGCGCATCCTGAATGCTGTGAAGATGGCAGGCGGTGCTGAGAAGGTTTTAGCAGGCTTCAGCAGCCACTACCAGCCAGCACAGCGACAGCCAAGCGGCAAGGGCGCAGGCGACAACGTGAACGCTGTCGAGGAAGGCAAGAACGCCATCAAGGAGAGACTTGCCAAGCTCCACAAAAAGGGCAAGAAATAATCAAGTATTAACCCATTAAATCAAAAGAAAATAATGGCAGGATTTACAAAACAGCAACTCGAGAACCTTAAACTCGAGCCAGAAAACCTCGCAAGCATCAAGGATGCCGTGCAGGAAACCTTCTACAACGATGAAGACTTCTCTTCATTCGTGAACATTCAGAAGGTCAAAGAGAAAGACCCTATCGCTCTTATCGGAGAGATGGAAATGGTCGGTAAGAAGGGTGGCGGTTGCGACCCTACCTACGAAGAGAAGGGTATCGCTAACTCTCAGAAGCGTTGGGAACTCGGACAGTGGGAAATCCCTCTCAAGATTTGCTACGAGGCATTGAAGGGAACCATCGCAGAGTATTCATTGAAGACTGGTACAGCCATTGGCGACCTCACCAGCACCGACTTCATGACAATCTATGCAGATGCACTCCAGCGAGCCATGCAGCAGATGATTTGGCGTTTCGGCTGGCTTGGCGACAAGGAAGCAGCCCTGGCAAGTGAAGAAGGTGGCGGTGGCGGCAAGCTGACAGCAGACTTAGATATCAGTAATTTCAACGTCTGCGATGGTCTGTTCAAGCGCATCTTTACAGCCACAGCGACCAAACATACCGCCATCGCAGCCAACAGCGAGACCACGGCAGCATTGCAGATTTCTGCATTGCGCAAGAGTGGTGCGGCTACTACACTTGTAGACACCATTTTGATGGATGCAGACACACGTATCGTTGACGACAGCGATGCCGTATTGCTCATGACACGCTCGCTTGCTGACGCATTGACCTACGACCTCAAGAAGACCTACCACGACATTATGCCATGGGAGAAGTTGTTCGATGGCTTCGAAGTAGCGACCTACAACGGAGTGAAGATTGCACGTGTCGGCATCTGGGACAGAATGATTAAAGCATACGAGAAGGGCGCAACGACAGTCAACCTTCCACACCGTGCGGTATTCTGCAACCCTAAGCACCTTATGATTGGTACAGACGCAGACAATCTCATCAGCGACCTCGACATCTGGTTCGACCAGAAGGAGCGCAGAAACTATCTCTATGCTACTGGTAAGATTGGAACGGCTCTCCTCGAAGAGGACATGATCCATGCAGCTTACTAATCGCTCCAAATTTTCAGTTTAGTATTAAGTTATTTTGACAATCCTCAACACCCACAAAACGGTGTTGGGGATATAACAATTAAAAACGAATTAATATGGCAACAACTTGCGAGAGCCTTATCGCTCAGGACATCATCATCCCTTGCGAAGACCAAGTAACAAAGGGACTGGAGGGCGATGGACTTATCATCAACCGAGACGACATCGACTTCACCAAGTCCGTTGTAGCGGGCAATATAATTAAAACATTAGTTTTGAAGACTGGCAAGAAAGCATACGCTATCCGGCAGGAAGGCAGCAAGCCATTCACTGGAACCAAGACCGAGCTGACCGTTGGCACGTACCGCAACAGCTGGAAGAACACCGTAGCAGTCGTGGTATTGGCTAACACACCTGACGTTTGCGCCAATATCATTGACGGACTGGCGAATGGAAAGTTCGTTATCATCCTTCGCAACCTCTCTAAGGGAGCGGAAGGAAAGGCAGAGTATCAGGTATTCGGATATGCGCAGGCACTGAAGGCAAGCGCAGGCGAGAACGACAAGTACTCAGACGATACCGAGGGCGGCTGGCTTATCACGCTGGAAGAGGAGAGCGTACCAAAGGCAGCTTACTTCTTCTTTGACACCGACAGCGAGACAACAGCAGCCAAGTATCAGAGCCTTCTGACGGAAGCAGCAGCGTAGCCTATGACATACAAGGAAGCAACAGCCAAGGTCGGGGAGTTGAAGGCACGTTTCGACAGTCCCTTTGATGCAACCGACAAGGCAGTAATCGAAACTCTATATTTCGAGGTAACACGCAAGCGTTTTGTTCCGACAACCTGCCAGCAGTGTTACCACGATGCTTTAATCGAAATTTATCTAAAACTCAAAAAAGAAAAGGCAATGCCAAAAACATGTAATTACGCAATGAAGGCAGGTTTTATCATTTCCTGCCCGGACTTCTACCATGGTAAGATTTTCACGAACGAGAACCTGACCGACAAGGTAGCGCACGAATATCTGACGAAGTACCCACACATGGAAAGCTACTTCCAAAAGATACCCAGCGATGAACTCATCGAGAACAAGCAGCCGCCAGCAGGCAGCGACAGCGGTGCAGATGATACCACCGGGAAAGATCCTGCCGAAAAAGCAGCAGGCAGCGACAAGAAAAAAGACCTCGACCAAGCCGAGAAAGCAGGCAAGGAAGAAGAGTAAAACAACAAGTAAAACGACACAAGCAGTATGAACGTTAAGACAGTTAAGAAGCCAAAGCGAAGGGTTGATATTGGCTACGTCAGCCGATTCAAGATGCAGGCATACGGATATGATAATCTATATCCGCAGAACCTCGCACGCATCACGGAAGCCAGCGGTACGGCAATGCTTTGCCTTAACCGATATGCCCGATTCATTGAGGGCTACGGCTTTGATAGCGACATTCTAGCATCGTTGGCGATGAACCAGCAGGGGGACACGGCAGACGATTTGCTCCGGAACGTAGCGCAAGACCTCGCACGCTTTGGAGGCTTTGCCCTTCATGTTAACTACAACGTTCTAGGGCAGGTGTCGAGCGTGAGCCACGTACCCTTTGAGAATTGCCGCCTTGAAGAGACGGACGACAAGGGGAACGTGGCGCACGTCTTGCTGCATCCCGACTGGGAGCAGAAGAAAACGAGGAACGGAAAGCGTTTGATGGTGAATGAGAAGACCATTGAACGCATCAACGTCTTCAATCCAGACCCTGACATCGTTCTTGAACAGATTGAGAACGCTGGCGGCATCGACAGCTATAAAGGACAGATTCTGTGGCAGAGCCTAGACGGACAGTTTATTTATCCTACAGCAAGCTACGATTCAGCAATCACGGAGATTTCGACCGATGAGGGACTGGGCAACGTCAAGATGAGAAACGTCCGCAACAACTTCCTCGTATCGTGTATGCTTGTAACCAAAAAGGGCGTTCCAAAGTTCGATGAGAATGGCGAAGAGGTGGAGAGCGGACAGATGATTTCCGATGAAGACCTTTTGCAGTTCCAAGGGGACGAGAACACATCGAAGATTCTTGCGGTCGAGGTTGAGAACGAGGAAGACGAGCCGAAGGTTGTTGCTTTCCCAACGAAGAACTTCGACAAGGAGTTTTCCGTGACCGACAGCAGCGTTATCGAACGCATCTATGCCCAGTTTCACCAAGAACTCTTCTACTCCATCCGTATTGGCAAGCTGGGATTCAGCGGACAAGTTATGCAGGACGCTTACGAATACTATGCTGGCGAAGTGACAACCGAGCAGCGTTTCATCGAGCGAGCCTTCAAGAAGATTTTCAAGAATTGGCACGACCCAGCCATTCAGAACCTAGACCCAAAGCTACAGCCGTTGAAGTATATCAGCAGCGAGGTTGCAGGGAACAACACGATAGATTAATTGATTGAGCCTATGGGAGAGCAAAGAAAACAACTTATCACGGTTGATCAGTTCCGAAAACTGGCACGACCGACCAGCACACACCTAGATGAGGATGATGTGAACGCATACATTCGGGAATGCGAAGATGCGAATATCATACCAGCCATCGGGTATGAGCGGTTCAAGGCAGCGACCGAGCAGGGAGAGTGGGGCGATTCAGTATTGCCCGATTTCCAGCCTTCGGTATTCCTGGACGGTGGCGAATACACCACCAAGAAGGAGGGCGATTGCAGCCAAGAAGAAACCAAGGTGCAGAAGTACACCAGCGGAATACGCAAAGCACTCGCTTATTTCACGTATGCGAGGCTTTTTCGTGCCGATGGCACAATTATAAGCCGAGCAGGTGGAATGCGCCACAGAGACGATTATTCAGACCATGTTCAAGATTTGTCGAACAACAAGCAATACAACGACATCATGGACATGGCAGAAAGATATTTATCAGATGCACTCGAATATCTCAAGGCATTCACCTCGAAAGGAGAAGTGAAGGCACAGCGAGGAACAAGGGCACACATTCACGCAATAGGCAACTAAAAGCACATAAGACATGAACGAGGATATTCAAAAAATGCTCCGTATGGCAGAGCTGATACGAGATGCAACGCAGGTTGGAGAAAACACAGCGGTGCGTGTCGGCACGGAAATTTACGACATCGTTGTCGAGTTAAGCAGGATGCTTGCCATGATGGACGATAAACTGGAGAACGATGCGGTCGTTAGGATTATCAAGAGTGAACTCGCCAAGATAACAATAACGGAAGCGCAAATTGCGGATGGGGCGATAACGGCAGCGAAGCTTGCCGATGGCTCTGTAAAGAACAGACACCTAGCATCCAATTGTGTGACCTCAGATAAAATACAACCGGGAGCGGTCAAACACGACCATCTGACCGAGGACTGTATATCAACTGGAAACATCAGAGACGGCAGCGTGACAGCAAAAAAACTCGGCACGGATATCTACAAGGATATCGCAAACAGAGTGACCGACATCGTGACGAAGGACTTCCCTCCAGCAATCACGGAGGAACAGATAACAGATATTACTAGTAAATAACAATTTAAAATAATAGATTATGCAATTTTTAGACGCAATTGGACTTGCTTACTTTTGGGAGAAGATTAAAGCTTCGTTCGTCAACACTAAAGGAGCAAGTGTAATTAATACGGATGATGATAATGAGGGACTGCAAGTTAACAATGTAAGTTCTTCATCTACAACTCTTGTGCCATCAGGCTTCATCTCTTATAATATTAATGGTGATGAGCAATCAGAAATGGTTGCCCAACTTCAATTTGGTAATTTGATATTAAAGAAAATACACATAATAAATGGAACTTCTTCGCAGATTCTTATCGCTGATGGCTCTACCAAGACTATTAATGCAAAAAACGGCATTTGTGGACTTGATGCCAACGGAAGAATCCCGCTCGCACAACTTGGCAACCTCGATACATCTTTGTTCAAGTTGGTAACCAGCCTTCCTTCATCGGGCGAGAGTAACAAGATATACATCGTTAAGGACGGAAGCGATGCCAACGATGTGTATCAGGAGTATTACTATACCAATGGTGCGTGGGAAAAAATCGGTACTCACGCCGTGAAGGTCGATTTAACGCCTTACGCTAAAAAGACGGAAGCGGTAAAAAATGTGGTTTTCAGAGGTGTAGAATCCGATGGGTCTCAAACTTCAAACACTGCATCTCGAAATCTTGTATATACACTAGGTGATGGGAGAGAGAAAGTAGTGGATGTACCTCTTGCTGAACCCAGAACTACTGGGGGAAGACCTTATCCTGGTCAAAACGGCTTCATGAGATCCTCCGATAAGGCTAAGCTAGATGGCATTGCGGATGGTGCAAACAATTACACCCTGCCTACTGCCAGTGCATCGGTGTTGGGTGGTATTCTTATAGGTTATGGTACAAGCGGTCGTAATTATGCCGTCCTGCTAGATGGAAGCGGTAAGGCTTATGTTAATGTTCCGTGGACTGATACAAACACCACCTACGACTTGTCGCCTTATGCTAAGACGGCAGACGTAAACAAGGCACTGGCAAAAAAGGTTGACGTGGTAAGCGGAAAGGGGCTTTCGACCGAAGACTTCACGGCAGCACTCAAAACCAAGTTGGACGGCATCGCCACTAGCGCAACTGCGGACAGCGCAATCCCAACATCGGTAATTGATGCATTAAATTAGAAAGGAGGTTTGTATGAATTTCTTAGATGAAAGTGGACTAAAGAAGCTTTGGACGAAAATAAAAGCAAGTTTTAGCACAGCTATTGTTGAAAGTTCTCAAAATTCAAACATTCCATTTGTTGCAAATCATCAAATTGTTAACGTGAATAGTTCAGGTCGTATCAACGTATTTAACTGGTTTCAAAAGGCATCGGAAGGAGGCATCCTGGAGGTAGTCTTTACAGGAGCGCAAGAATGTCGCACTTATTGCAGCCAGGCTGGTATTAGCGTTCTGCTTAAAATGAAAGAAACATCAAATGGTCCAATTCTTTATAGGATTGAGTTTTTGGAAACGGCATACAATACCTATGCACGCTTAATTAAGATTAATAATGTTAGTCTTCTTGTCGCAGAGTTTGTTCAAAACAAGTAAAACTAAAATAATTTTAAAATACACTATTATGAGAAAAAGTACTGGTAGAGCAAAACCAGTAACTCCTAAAGCAGGAGTTACTAAAACCTCAAGAAGATATGCTTGTGGTGGTAAACTTGAACTATAAGTCGCTGACTTTAGAAATTTAAAAGTAAGACAATATGAAGAAGAAACAATTACACGAAGCACTGGCTGTGCTTCTTACTAAATTATCATCGGCAAGGGACAATCCCTTGCTGATGGATAACTACGTGGTGAAAGCCTTGCGCACGGTTCTTTTGGAATACAAGGAATCGGGCGAGCTTCACGAAGCATACAAGGAACAGATACAATCCACGCTGGAGAGTAACAACCCATGGGTAGCTATGATGATGAAGTCAATTGGCGCAGACCCTACTATTAAGAACGGCATGACCGATGAAGCCATTGACGGCATGATAGATTCGATGTTGGGAAACGATTAAAACATTTTATTTATGAATGACAAGGAGAAAGAACTATGGCGAGTTATAGACAACGTAATCAAGTGTTGTGCTATTGAACTTCAGAACGGAGAGTTGAGCATTACGAGAGAAGACGTTCTCGGCAAGTCTAGAGCTGAAAATCTCGTAATGGCAAGATGTATGGTCGTTGAGCAGATGATACACGCAGGATTCAGCATAACGACCATTGCGACCGTTCTGAACCGCACCGTTTCAGCAGTGAGACATCTGAGCAAGATGTCTTACACCTATATCAGTACGTCTCGAGTTTATCGACTTGCCACGGCACAAGCGACCCTTCTAAACAAGGACGTAGAGCCGATTTGCATTTAAGAAACAAAAAGAAAATAACCAAAAGCGTTCTTTGACAATAATTCGATAAATACCCCTGCACTAACTTTTTGGAGCGAGCCAAAAATCAGAGTAACTTTGCAGCGGATTCCAATATTTGGCTTCCGCAACGTAATTAACTCAAAATTTTATGGCAGACACTATCGAGAAAGTTTATTGCACTGGGGACGGTGGCAATGACAACCTAGCAGCAGCGTTGCTCGCTAGAGGTAGAGACAATGATCCAGCGACTATGCTGGCAGCAATGAACGGTGGTATGGGTGGAGGTTGGAACAACCCTTTCGCCTACATGATGATGTTGGGAATGTTCAGATTCATGTATGGCGATGGCTGGAACGGACAGAACGGCAACGTTCAGAGAGCCGAAATCCAGTCTCAGATTGACAGCCTTCGCAACCAGATGGCAGACAACCACAACAGCGACTTGTTGATGGGCGCAATTCAGGGCAACAACCAGGACTTGAAGACACTTGCAGCTAACTTGAACTGCGACTTCAACGCATTGCAGTCTTCTGTTTGCGGCATTCAGGCAGGCATCCAGCAGATAAGCGGACAAGTTGGTTATTCGGCAGAGCGAGTAATCAATGCCATCTCGCAGGGTAACTTGCAGATGACCATTGCACTGAAGGACTGCTGCTGCCAGACACAGCAGAACATCATCAAGATGGGCTACGACAACCAGCTTGGGCAGAAAAACATCGAGAACTCAATGCAGCGAGGGTTCGATTTCAACAACCGCAGCATAGAGCGAGGCTTCTCTGCACTAGGCTATCAGATGCAGCAGGACAAGTGCGACATCATCCGCTCGAACCAAGACAACACCCAGCGAGTTATCGATGTGCTGAACAATCACTGGCAGCAGGATTTGCAGCAGCGGTACAACGATGCACGCCTGGAGTTGAGCCAGCAGCGACAGAACGCTGAACTTATTGCAGCGTTGAAGACCACCACAACCACTGGTGCGTAGGCGGTCTGAACAAAATCTATCAAGGGGCAACTCGCTGTTCTATCAGTGAGACCCCTTTTTGTCTATTTATCGAATTATTTAAAAAGAGCGCATTATGGAATTTAAAAATATTCAAAGAAATCACCCGGTCTATCTGCTAGACAAGCAGACGGTGGAAGTTAAGGAAGGCAAGGTCGTAGACAACCAGCCGCACATCAACACTGGCATCGCAACCATTTCCAGCAGCGGACAGCCCATGCGAGACGTAACAATCGAGGTAGAGGGAAAGCAGACCATCTACACCATACCCGAACACCTCGGAGTTACCTTTGCAGGCGAAATCGTACTGGCAACCGACAAGGCAGACCTTTTGCCCGAAGTTGGGAAATTGGTAAATGAAGCCGATGAGATAATCAAGGCATACGAGCCAAGCAAGGAGCGGAAAGCCAAAGGCGAGGAACTTCTTGCAGCTTTGAACCCGGCAATCAAGGAGAAGCAGGAAACCGAAAAGCGTTTCAAGGCACTTGAGGGCGATATAAGCGGCATTCGTGGCATGGTTAAACAGTTACTCGACAAACTAGGATAGGAGGGCGCACAATGAAGAAAATAATCGTTTTGCGCCATTCTTGCGACAGCGAGGAAGAGCGACACCAGCACCAAGAGAGCGGCATCATCCACGGCTTACCATACGAGAAGGCAGCAAAGGCACTCATGGGAGCCAGTGGGTACGTGGCATACGTTGCCAAGCACGGCTACCATTTTACGAAGCAGCTAGCAATCAAGGCAAGCGAGCAGATGAAGAACGTAGACGGAACGAGCCACCGATGGACGGTAGACGAAATCCGGCTGGCGACAAACAACGAGATAATCTCAAAGGGCACAACCCTCGGGGATATTCTCTATTTGGCTAATATGGCTTATGCGGACTTCTACCCGAAGGTAATCAAGACCGAGAGCGACTGCGTACAGTATGCTATTGCCGTAGCCAGTGATCCAGACGGATACGAGGGTATGGCATTCTGCAGGTGGACGGCAGACATCATCGGGAAGGGCGTTACCATTGACTGGGAGAAATTGGAATAAACCAAAAAAAATAAATTGATATGAGCGAAGTATTTCACGATTTTCAGGTGCACCATCTATATCTGTGCGCCCTAGTAATTTTTATCTGTTTCGCTACGATTCTGATAGCGATGACAATTGACTTGATAGCAGGCATACAGAAGGCGAAGGAACTGCATATTGCAAGAACGTCAACTGGATTGAAGAAGACGTGCGACAAGGCGAAGAAGTATTTCCCGACATTCGGTATTGCTTCGCTTATGGACGTGGCTACGTGCATTATCTCTCCCTTCCCTTTGTTCGCCATCGCCTGGACGGTGTATCTGCTTTTGTGCGAGTTTAAAAGCATCCGGGAGAAGGCATACGAGAAGGCAGAGATACGCAAGCAAGACCGCACGATGCAGGTGATCCTGGAGAATAAGGACGAAATTGCAAAGGCGGTTGTCGAGATAATGAAAGAAGAACGAAAGAAAGGAGGAGATAATGAGGATAACTAGAGCGCAACTTATAAAGGTAATGCCGAATGCAGGCAGCAGGGCAGACACCTACCTTCCAATCATCAACGGATGGGCAGAGCATTTCCACATCAACACCTCACTAAGGATGGCGCACTATCTCGCACAGATTGCCCATGAGAGCGGTGAACTAAGATACACCAAGGAACTGGCAAGCGGCAGAGCCTACGAGGGCAGGAAAGACCTCGGCAACACTCAGCAGGGCGATGGCGTGAAGTACAAGGGCAGAGGATTGATACAGATTACCGGGCGAGCCAACTACCGGAAGTATGCTAATTATTGCGGCTTCGATGTTGTGGGCAGTCCCGAACTTCTGGAGCGTTCTCTGGGAGCAACGAAATCCTCGATGTGGGTATTCGACACCTTCGGCTGCAATGAGTTGGCAGACAAAGACAACTTGAAGGCTATCCGCAGGAAGATAAACGGAGGCTATAATGGACTGGCAGCCTGCGAGAAGTATTTGAAGCGAGCCAAGGAAGCCTTGAAAATCGAGATGCTTGCATAATAAACACATCAATCAAATATTTCAAAGTATGGAAAATTCAAGAAAAGGGCGAAGTTTGCGTTCTGTGGCGTTATTTCTCGCCATGCTTATAATTACCCCACTTTTGATTTGCGGCTGTTCCTGCGCAAAAACAGCCGCAAATAACACTGTTTATCGCGATAGCGCACACACCAGTTTAAGACGTGACAGTGTGAGCCATCGGCAGATCCACTGGCAGGACACCCAGCAGCACGACAGCATATTCAAGCATGACAGCGTGCTTGTCTATATCAAGGGCGACACCGTAATCAAGGAGCGGTGGCACAATCTTACGACCACCAGATGGAAGACATCGACCAAGACGGACACCATCGTAGGCGATACCTATGTTTTCGTGACTGACACCGTAAAGGTCAAGTATTACGTGAACCGATACAAGACCAAGGAGGTAGAGAAACCAGCGAGCACATGGCATAAGATAAGATTATTTGCTGGCGATTGCGTGTTGTTATTCCTGGCAATCTTTGCGGTTTGCTGGATAAAGGAGCGCATCAAGAAGAGAGTTCAATAGGTTCAATCATAATATCAATCTTTAAAAGGGCAGGAAGCGCAGGAGAGCGTTTTTCTGCCCATTTTTTGTGCGTAGAACACTTTTCATTGAGAGAAAAGGGGTAGGGGTTATGAGAGTTAGATTATATTCATTCTAGCTAATGCGTGCAGGTTATTATTATATAGAGCGTGGAAAGCGTACCGAAAACAGCCTAAAACGTACCGAAAACGACCGAAAATATCCGTGCTTACGACATAAACAGCCAATAAAAGTTAAAATATTAATATCTTTCGGGAAAAGTTTTGGTGGAACCGAAAAATATTAATATCTTTGCATCGTGTTTAGGAGATAAGCACTTTGAAACATTCAGTAACTAAGCCCTAGGCAACACGGTTAAGCCAAAGAAAAATGAAAAAGTCAAATTCAAACATTTTAGAGTTCACTACAAAGTTTATCAACTCAAACTTCCGTATTAAGGTCTTCGGACGCACAGAGGATGGCAAGAAGATAAACACACTCGTAGGAGTAAGCGGAATTTTGAAGCTCATCGGTGCAGAACTTTTTAACAAGTTCATCAAGCGAGCATTGAAGGCTGGTATGGACGCTTGCCGCTGCGCACTCAGAAGAGGATTGGTAGTAACATTGTATGCTAAGTAATCAAGGGAGGGTGAAGCTATGAAGAAGTATTTTGTAAACGGCAAACAGATTTCCGAGACAGAAGCAATCTTGATTGATATGGAGAATAAGAGATTGCAGCAGAGCAACAACATTGCAGACTGGGCAGGTATTCAATTTATAATTCAAAGATAGGAGGCAAGACAATGGCAAGAGCAAAATATTACATCAAGAAACAGGTTGAAGGCGAGGAAATCGAGGAGTTGGCAAACTTTACACGCAAGGACAAGGCAGAGCAATTCTTGAACGGCTTGTTTAGAGAATATAAAAAAACCGATAATTTTTATCCTCACTGGGTACGCCAAGGTTATTTTAAGACTGAATTTGCATGCTTAGGAGTGAATTGTACAACAGAGTATTGGATTGAAAAGTATTAACCAGCTGGGGGCAACCCCAGCACAAAACAACAAGAATATGGATACATCTAAAATGGTAAAAGTAACACTTGCAAAGGTAAGAACAAAAGGTCAGCACTACTGGGATAAGGAAGGTACAGAGTACGTTTGCAGCGGTGGAGATACCGATTATTCAGTTGACGGAACAATGTACTGGAACAGAAACGGAAGAGGTCAGAATAGCAGGGTGTTCATCGAGAAATAAGAAAATTAAAAGATATGAAACAATACATTTTGAACGGCAAAAATAGCCTTGGGCAAGTTGATAGTCACATCGAAGACTACAGAACCAAGGAGATAATGGAGGAAAGGTTTTCTCGAATTAAGGAAACCTTCAGGAACAACCCATTTGCAGAAATGCTGGAAGAAGGAGACCGACACTTCAAGGTTAAAATGGGTGGTGTGACATACAAGTATTACATCACGGAACGAGAAATTTAAATTTGGCAAGATATGAAGGAATACGACAAGATACCAGCGCAAGCAGTGGTCGAGGTAACGACCAGCTGGGGAAGAACCTGCCTGCGAGAGATTGGGCGAGACCTCAAGGAAGGCACGGTGCTCGATGGCTATTATTATCCGGTAAGCAAGGCTTTCGATTTCGAATGGAAGGGAGAGGGCGCAATGCTGTGGATCGGGGACAACGGAAGGCTTGTCAGTCTTGGAGAAGGGCAGAAGCATAAATACATGATGCTTGGTCGTCTATTATCCGATTGCAAGTACTTCCTTCGCAACCCATACGAGCGACACCTCTATTTCCCGAGCATCGCCCGGCATTGCAAGGAAATGCGCCAGTATTGGCTTGCATTGAACATCAACCCCGACTGGCTAAGCTACAAGCAGATTGGCAAGCTGGAGCACAAGATGAACCGAATGAAAACGAAGTTGGATAGACAATTAAAAAAAGACAGAAGACAATGACAGAACAAGAGTATAGAAAAGCCCTGCATGAAATCAGGGTGAAGGCAGAGAAGGAAAGAGTAATGCTGGAAAGGAAATTTGCCACGGAACACAGCCCAGTTAAGGTTGGCGATTATATCAGCGACAACTGCGATACGATAAGGGTTGAAGATTGGATTATTTCACATAGAGGCTACGAATACAACTCCTTGCCTTGCCTGGTATATAAAGGCAAGACCTGCAAGAAGGATGGCACTCCACGCAAGTACTCGAAGAAGTGCAGGATCGAGCAGCGCAACCTTTTGCGATTAAATGGAGAACCAGTAAAGAATCACGGATATGGAGAATAG